AACACTTTTACTTTTTTTTAGCACAGTACAGGATTCTTAACTTTGTTGTTTAGTAATGCACCTTTAACTTCTTCTATTGTCTTTGGTTTGACTCTGTGCTTTAATGATTTGTTAAACGGGTCTAAGCGTGTATCTTTAAACTCTTTTAAGGTTTCGTCATCCCATTCTTTAAATATGTTTACTGTATCATTTACTAATTGTTGTTTATGTGTCGTGCTTGTGTTATTCTTTAGTTTGTCTATAGTTATTAGTAAGTCTGTTATCTTTGTTTCATATTTTTGTACCTCTGCTTTATGTAGTGTTTTGATATCTATAACCTCTGGGTTTTTAAAGTATTGTTTTACTTTTTTGTATATAATCAAGTCCTTATTCTCTATTGTTTGAAACGTTCTCCAATGATAATACACAGCATCGTGATTAATACCTATTGATTCCCCTATTGACTGTAATGTAAAGCCTTTATCTCGTGCTAACTTACAATACACCTTTCTTGCGTATGAATGTTCTCTTGACCTATTTCTTTCTGCTATATTTAAACTATACTCGTTGTCTATTATATCTTTTAACTGTTCTAATGTCATATTTATATTTTGTTATCTATCACTTCAATTAAGTGTCTTAATTCGCTTCTCTCCCACTCCCCTAAGTTTACTCCGTTTATTAGGAACTTATAGTAGTCTTTTCTTTCTGTGTCTTTTACCTCTATGTTTATATACATCTTATTTATTTTTTTCTATCCATTGTTCTTGTTGCTCTCTTAAGTATTCTATCTCTCTCTTTAAGTAGTCTGCTGCTTTCTCTAAGTCTTTTAACTCATCGTCTTTCTTTCCACTTCTACAAACATACTTAATTATATTGCCTCTATTGAAGTTTAGTTCATAATCTTTTATAAAGTCTATAACATCATAGCCTTTTCCGTTCTCGTAATGTAAATAAGTTGCTCTCATATTATTTTGGTTGTTTATCTGTTTCTTCATTTTCTTTGTCTACTATTAGTTTTAATCCCTCTACCTTTACATAGAGTTGAGTTACTATGTTCTCAAGTCTTAGTATGCGTTGTATCTGTGTGTGTTTCTTAGCTTTCATTTAAAACATTTTAATTTGTGTTTGTGGCTTGTAGCTTGCGTCATAATTTTTGTTTTGACCTTTTGGGTAATTTAAAATATTTAATTTTAATTTTTGTTTACATTTTTGCTTAAAGGTTTTACTACCTTTAAAGTATATATATCTATTTTTAGGAAGTATATTTATTTTTTTTAATTTTAATTTTTTTTCAATATCATTTGCACAAGGTATCCACTCAAAATTGTTCATAATGGCATCAAGTTCATTATCAAAACAAAACAAAACTTTTAGCTTATTCCAGTCCTTAACACTTGGAAAACTAAAGCCTTTATCTAATCTAAACCAATGTTCAAGTTTCTGCTTATGTATGTTTAATTCTTTTGCTATCTTTTCGTTGTTGTAATTAAAAAACTTTTTTTTATCTCTTAAATATTGTGCTATAAATTTAGCGTCAATATTATGCTCGTTTATTCTTTTTTTTACTATTTTAAATTTATAATTTATTACTTTATCAATCAACTTTAAACTTCTTTTGCTTGGTGTTTTAGTTAAAAAAAAACCTCTTTTAGCTTTTTGGTATGGTACTGGTTTTTTAAACTGGTCTTTTGTAATGTCTATAATATTGTTGTTATCGTCTTTTAAAAACCAATGTGTACTATTTTCGTGTTTTATGTTATACACTTTTAAATTTTTATTTGACAAATGATAATATGTTTCACTCGCAATGTAGCAATGACCAGTAAATTTATTTTTATTCGTAATGTTTTTATATTCTTTTTTTAATAAATCGTCTGTCAAATTACAGACAATTCTATCTATTAAGTTTATTTGTTTTTTTAAAGATTTTTGTTTATGACCAATATTTCTAAAATGAAACTCCAAGCCGTTTTCGTCAATTAAAGCAGAAGTATTTGATGATAAACCAGTGTATATAAAATTTGTTGCTTGATATATATAGCCATAATGTTGCATATTCAAATCACTAAAAGAAACTATTATTTTATTACCTAATAATTTATTAATTGAATTTGAAACAAAAAAAGATAAACTATTTTTAGGTAAGTTATTATTTGTAACTAATCTATTTAATTCTATAACATTTGTTTTGTAGTCTAATCCACAAATACTTTCTGCAAGGGTGCTGCTTGGTGGCATCCCAAAAGTACAAACACCCTCTAAAACATTATCTATATACAATCCAAAAGCATAGCTTATACTTGGTATTCTTTTAGCATAGTGCTTATTCAATAACCAGTCATAAGTTTCAAAACTGTCTATGCTTTTTACATTCATAATTCTCCTGTTAAGCAATAGTTATCTAAATCGTTTCCCTCTATAAAGAACTTATTGTATAAATCAATAGCTTTCTCTACCTTTTCTTCTCCTTGATAGTAAAACTGTTCTGAGCAGTTAAAGATACCAATATCAAGTGAGCCTTTGTCTAAAGCTAAAAAGAAGAACTCATCATAGCTTTTATTAAATAAGTTACAGTATAAGTAACATTGAACATCATAGCCATACTTCTTAGCACTCCAAGCAAAGTCTTTTATATTTGTAGTAGTCTTAAGGTCTACTATTCTATTAGTTGCTAATACATCTGCTTTACCTCTGAATGGCATACCTAATACGTTATCTATAGCTGGTATCTCAAACTCTGCTTTAGTTATTAGCTCTTTAGCGTGTTCGTTACGATAGAACGCATCTACAAGCCTGTCAGCGTTGTCACGCTCCTTAATAGTAAATACTCTTGGGTTCTCTGCTTTAGCTTCTCTAAACTTCTTTGTATTCTTAGATTGAACATCTATAAAGGTTTGTGCTGCAAATACCTCTGGTTCTAATATAGCAGTATGAAATAACCAACCATCTCTTAAGGGTTGACTTTCAGCAGTGCCATACTTCAAACTAAAGTTATATGTCTTTGGACTTGATAGAAGCTGTTTAAGGCTACTACTACTAAGAGCTAACTTATTTAATTCTCCATAGTAAAAGGAGTCATCATCCATACGCTTAAGCAGTTCTGCTCTATCGTAATGCTTTCCATCTAATAGTTGTATTTTATTCTGTGTCATAATTGTAGCAATTTTTTGAGCAGTAAGTATCTCCATTAGTTTCAGTTCCACAAGTTCTACATTCCGTTAACTCGTCTGGTTCATCTATATAAGAATCTAAGTAACTCATATATTATATTGTTTTAATTTGTTTTCTAAGTCTTCTATTTGTTTGTTAAGCTCTAAGATAGTTTGGTTCTTACTATCTCTTACAGCACTTACTCTTTGTTCAAGTACTTTGTTTTCTATATTTAGCTGGTTAACATATTGTCCTATCTCACTAACACCTTGTATAAAATGTTTAAGGTCTTTGTTTTTTGGTTTTGCATCAGACCACTTAATAACTCTATCTGATATAAAGTTAAACCATAATACATAAGACTGTCTTTGTAGTAAGGTCATTATAAAGAAATACCTATTAAAATACCTATGCAGATAAGTAATCCAGAAAGAGTGAATACAATAACTATATCATCTCTCATCATTTCCTTCTCTCTAATCTTTTGAAGTTCTTTCTCTGTGTAAACTTTAATTCTTTTGTCTTTTACATCAATGTGTAATCCTGTCTTTGTCTTTTTCATTTTATTTGGTTTTTAGTAAATGTTATAAATTATACTTCTAATTATTTCTTTTCTCTTAAGTAGTTTTTGTTTCACATCTTTAGGAACTTCTGTTCTTAGTGTTCTTTCGATGTCTTTTAACTCTTGGTTTAAATCGTCTAATTGTGTAAGCATAATTTTTTTGTTTTAACAAACGTAATTAAAATTAATGTTATAAACAAATTATAAACAAAGTTTTTTAGTCTTTCATCTTAAAATAGCTATCCCATATTCCCAGCTCTGTGTCTTCTTCATTGATATTCACAATAGCTGCATCACTTTCTTTTAGCAAATAACAAGGCTTAGAAACTTTTTTACTTCCCCATAGTGTTGTGTCTGGACAGTACATTTTCTTTACCTCTAAGTCTTTTAAGTTGTTTAGCCAAAATAGATAGTTTCCTTTAGGGTCGTTTACAAAATACAAAGCTACCTTTCCTGTTGCTATCAGTTTATCAAACTTAGCCTTTTCTATTATCTTGGTCTCATAGTATTTATTTCTAAACTTCATCTCTATAACACAGTCTTGAGATTTTGGAGTTGTACCCTCAGCATCCCAGCTTACACTACCTTCTCCAGTATGATTTAATGTCCAACCATCTAAGTTTAGTAGTGTTACTACTGACTGCTCCCACCTATGTATGTCTTTAATTTTTGTCATAAATCTTATCTATTTCATTAATCCATTGAACTAATCTTTTTGGGTTACAGCTACAAGGTTCTGTGTACTTATGCTTGTAGTAGACTGAGTGAAGTTGACATAAGAGCTTATATTGTTCTCTTGTTAGTTTTCCTTTAACATCAGCTTTAAACTGCTTCCATTGTTCTCTGTGTTCTATTTCCATAAGTCTAAATCTATATCGTTCCACTCATCTCTGCGTTTATCACATCCACAGTCTGGGTTTATCTTTTTCCATATAAACCTTATACCTGTGTAGTAAGTAATGTAATATACTAAATCTCCTAATCTCATAACTGTTTTAATTCTAAGTGTTTTATATCATTGTATCTAAACTTAACTAAAATATCTTTTTTACCCCATTTTTTACGAGTGTAGAATTTATTATAGTCTTTTTTTGTTTCAGTATATTTAGTTGTATTTTTTTTTATAAAATTTAATAAATCTATTCTTTTATAAATACTAAAAAACTCAAGCTCTTTTATAAACATCGCAATGTAATAAGCCTCTCCTTGCAACCAACCTTTATTTCCATTAACGTTTAATATTTCAAGCCATATAGTCTCTAAGTGCCTATTACCTTTGACATCAACCCCATATCCGTTTACATAACAATCTATATGTTTAAACCAATCTTCTTTTTGTGTAGATTTTTTAAAGGTGTAACCTAAATTTAATATTTTACTTTTAAATAACTCTTCATAATAGTTGCCATCTTTCTGGCATTGACTATATCTTTTATCACTAACCTTCAAACTCATAATTTTTCTTTTATGTTTTTAAGTGCTGTCCTGTAAGTGTTGTATAGGCTGTAATAACTTATCTTAGTATCCCTACTCAATGATGCTACTGACTTACCAGAAGCTACTAAACTAAATACCTTTGAGTCATACCAATACATCTCTTTTAGTATTTCATCTATACTGTCTTTACGTTTAGCATATTCTACCTCATCTATACCTAAGTCCTCTACTTCTTTTATCTCTCCGTTTATATCCTCTATGTAAGTCTTAAGAAACTTAGCCTCTTTCTTGTGGGTGTTTAAATATATTCCCCTAAGAACTTTATAACAGTAGTAAGTGTTGATGTCGTCATTATACCAAAGGTCTAATCCTTTCTCTACATCTAAATGTATTTGTATAAATAATTCTTGTACTATATCCTCAGCATAACTCGAATTGCACCCAAAGCTCTTTACTATATTAATAAAGATTTTTTTCTTATCGTAAGCGAGTTCTACTAAGGATTTCATTATAAGGTTGATTTAGTTAAGGTTCTTGGTACATAGTGATGTAATGGGTCATACACATAGTCAGTTATCACAAAAGGTAATCCAAACTCATTTATACTGAAGCTGAACGTTTCAAAGGAATAACCCCTACTTCGTTTACAACTCACAGTTACCCAGTCTTTGTTAGTTGTATTTAATTCTAATTGTATTTGTGTCTCTGTCTTCTTTTCTAAAAAGCTACCTAAATGTCCTGTAGGCTTGTCAGTTCCATAATTACTATGTATTACTGTTATTATGTGGCAATCATATTTAGCACTTAGTTTCATTATCTTTTGAACGCATAGATTAGATTCTTCTAAGTTGTTTACATCGCTTACTAAGTCAGCTACACCATCTATAACGACTAAACCATTCTTACCTTTATTTTCTTCTAAGCAGTATTCTATAAATTGTAATCGTTCTTTATAACCTACTGTTCTTAAGGCATAGGTTTTATAACACCCTACATCCTTAGTTATACTCATATCTTGCACCCTCTTAAACACTCTCTGTGCGTGCCAGCTTCCTTGCTCAGTATCAAAGTGCATTAAACACCTACCCTCCCTATGTCCTTTAATTCTACCACCAAAGTTATTACCGCCACTTAAATAAACTGATGCTAATAGACTTACAAAAAAAGTCTTCTTAGATTTAGGTGGTGCTTGTATAAACGAGAAATTACCATACGTTCCAATAGGTATAGGAAACTTAATCTCTCCTCCTTTTGATTGTATAGTAGATTCCCCAAAGCTCAAGGCAGTAGGTGGATAGTCCATAACCTCAGATGTATCTATTGTACACTCCTCAGCTATCAACTCCATAAGCATTTTATGTGTTGTTTGTTCTTCTGTCATTATGTTGTTTTTGTTTTTGTTTCGCTTAAAGGTATAAAAAAAGGGGCAATTAAGCCCCCTTAGTTATAAGAAAAAATTAAAATGGAAGTCCATCTGCCTCTGCTGCTTGAGTAACTGGCTCTTGTTGTTCTTGCTTTTCAGCGTTCACTATTGAACCATTATTCCAAACTACTTTGCCATTTGCTAAGTAAGTCTTTTGTTTCTTAGCCTCTCTTTCTTCTTGTGTTTGACTAACATAGATAGCTGTATTGTTGCCGTATCTTGTTTCGTCGTTTACCGACATTGTAAGGTTTACATAGACGTTTCCATCTTTACCAGCAATAAACTTCTCTTTTGGTAGCTTTGCTACATTTAAACTAAAATTAATTAATGCACTCATATTTATTTATATTAAAGGGTTTTTATTTGTGTAGGTTTTTTAAATGATTCTGATTCGTCTTCTCCAAAGACTCCTAATTCATAGAATCCTGTGAGTTTAAGAACTGCTCTACTCATAGCTCTTTTCTCTGCCATCTCTGCAACGTACCAAGAGTTAGTATTTGATTCTTTGTAAGTGTCTCCTTTTAAGGCACTACCAAAGGTTTCTATACGTTTACCATCCTTATCAGCTATTGCTTTAAATACAGCATAGTTAGGCTCACATCTTATTACTTCATAGTTTACAGACATCTGTTCTAAGGCTTGTATCTTATCTATACCTTGTCTTGTAATAATAGTGTAGTGTTGGTGTTTAAAAAAGTCTTCTTTTGTTAGATTGTATTTCTTATACAAATCTGTTAGTTTTTGTTTATTCATTGTTGTTTATTTAAGATTTCATTTTGTGCTTCTAAGTATTCTACTCTTAGTTCTAACGCTTCTATTCTTGCGTTTAAGTAGTCTATTGTGTCTGGGCTTGATGTTCTTTTTACGTCTTCTGAATATGTCATCTTACACCTCTTTAAATAGTTCGTAAGGACTTTCATAGTAGCTTAGTAAAGTGTGTAAGCTCATAACAACTCCATAGCTTAAATCACTTACTTTAGTCTTGCTCTCTAACTCTTGAGTTACTTCTTCTACCACTAAAGGATATTCAAAGTTCTTGTTTTTTAACCTTGCTTGATGCTGAGGTTTTAATCGTTCTTGTAAATACATTTGTTTCTGTTTTAATTAATAATATAACAAATATATAAAAAAAAACTTAATAAACAAATTATAAACAAAAAGCCCTTCATTTCTGAAAGGCTCTTAAAAAAACAAATTTGAAACAAAAACAAAAAATCTATTTAAACAAATATACTAATTATATATGTAACTTAAAAATTTTGTAGCTTTTTAATCTCTATTAATTTATCTCTGAAAGTTTCAAAGATTTCTTGATATTCGTGTTCCATTAATTTAAACTCTTGTCGTGAAGTAACTAAGAGTTCTTCAGCTAATTCTATACCAACATTAAAAGAATATTCCAGTTGTCTACCCCCTTCAAATCGGTTACATTTTCTGCATTGAGAGTTTACATTTCTTTCGTCCCAACGAGTTATTAATTTACCTCTGGATATTAGGTGACCAGCATCGCTTTCCGTGAAGTGTATTCTTTTTTGGCAACTTATACAGTTA